CGCGCCACCAACACCTGCCGCGCTGCCGGTAATGGCAACAACCAAGTTGCCAACCGCAGTGATGCCAGTTCCAACAGCCATCGTAATCAGGCCAGTTGAAGTGCCCAAGTTGATAACTGTCAAATTGAACGTGCTGCCAATTTTTGCGTTGGTGATTACTGCATCAATTGCGGTTGCCGTTGGCAAAGTGTATGTAGCAGCGGTTGTGGAGGGGTTACCTACCAACAAGTTGCCCGTAACTTGTGCAACGGTCAGGGTTGCGGTTGCGGTTGCGGTTTGTGGGGCCGCTGTTGCATACAAGTCGATTTCGTTTAGGTTGCCGTCACCGACTTGGTATCCACCACCAGAATTAGGAAGAGCCATGATAATTTTCCTTGAAAAAAGATGTTACGAAGAAAAGGGCCGAAGCCCCGTTTCAGATCAACCCCAAATGCGGCAGGCCATTTGTGGACGAATAGTGGAGAAGCCATACAACACGTCGATACGGCAAGGCATACGGTCGTTGTTGATGTCGTACTGGCGAACCACACGCAAGCTGATGCCATTGTGAACAGCGCGCGCAGCCATGTCTACGCCCTGGGGCAGCAGCAAGTCAGCGGTGGCAAACGTGATGGCGTCCTTGTGGTAGACCAAGTTCTGGGGGTACTGAGTCGAGGCAGCGCCCACAAACACCACAGCCTTGGCCGTAGCGGGCAAAGTGAGCATGGTAGCCAGAGCGTGAGTTGCGGAGTACATCGGCGCCACGGTCACGGTAGCCGTGGTAGTGGAGGTTGAAGACGCCAAAGCCACGAACTGGAACAACGAACCAGTGGATTCACGGGTCTGTGGGTTCACAGCAAAGCAGTCAGCAATTGTGAACACGTCACCAACGGTGATGGTTTCGCCAGAGCCAACAGTCAACGTCAGGGTAGACGCGCCTTCAGCGGTCACAGCGGCAGCAGTGACGGTACCGGTAGCGGCGCGGGTGCCAGTAGTGTGCTGCTTGATCGACTGAGACATGTTGATCTCGTCAAAGCCCAACACGCCCATGCCCATCATGCCGTTCTTGAATTGGCGGCTGATGGTGTCGGTGGGGTTGAACAAACCCTTCATGCCTTCGACCAAACCAGCGTTAGCGGCGGGGTTGACGGTGGCATAACGGGGGCTCATCACAGCGGCGTTTTCGTTCAGCTTCTGCTGGGCTTGCAACAACACCAAAGAAGTTGCAGGAGTGGTACCCGGCGTGCCCACGGTGTTACCGATGCTCTTGTAAGCATTGGCGACGTCGGCGTCGATGGAACTGGCCAACTGGCTGATACGAGGCTTCAACACACGCTCTGCGAAGTCATCCAACTGCATGGTCAATTCAGCAGATGTGAAGTTGACACCAATGTGCTTCTGGCTGGCCACGGTCAAAGTGGTGAACTGCTCGTTGTCGTCTTGCACTTGCAAGGCGGCGCCGTCGGTCACCAGAGCGCGGTCAGGCAGACGAATACGCAGGGTCGAACCAATCTTGGCACCTTCAACAGCAAAGCTGTCGTCGTACTGACGGTTCACGTTACGGGTCAACACAAGGTTGTTTTCGAGAATCTCAAGCGCTTTGCGCGTGATCATGTCGATGGTTAAGATACTGTTAGCCATGGAAAAAATCCTTTAAAAATTTAGCGGGTTGCCTGCATCTTTTTCAACTGTCGGGCTCTTTCGGCTTCAATCCACTCTGAGGCGCTCATGGTCTTGGTAGACCGTGGGTCAGTCGTGTCATAAGCCGGCGCTCCAGAGGAGCGAGCCGTCACGGGAGAAATCGGTGCTGGCGCAGACGTTGTTTTCTTAACCGGGGGCGCTGAAACCAATTTGGCTTCAATTTTCCCGATCTCTTTCGCCTGGCTCAAGGGCGTCATGCGTGAGATACGCTCCGCTTCTTTAGGGTTAGACCCGAGGTAGTACGCTAACTCAGGGCCAATCTCCGAAGACTGAATCGTTTCAGCCATCACATTCGTGACTGGAAGTTTGGGGTTGTAGGCAACTTGTTCAAAGTCGTCGTACTTACTCCGCGCTTCTTCCTCAAGATCGTGGTAGCTCTCAAGAACTTGCGACTGCTGCCTGGCTTGGTCACGCTTGGCGATCAGCTCTTCTGCCTTCTGAAGGGCCAGTGCTTGCGCGTAGGCTTCAGTAGACTCAAACTGGTCAGCGGATGCCGCCGGGGCTGCTTGTAGCGTCTGCTGTTCAGACTGACGCTGCGCTTGTTCTCGTTCCCACTTACGTTGCTCTCTTGCAAGGCGTTTGCCAATAGCTGCATCCAGTTCTTCTTGGGTAAAAACCCTAGAAGATTCTTTCTGCTCATCAGCGACTACCGGCGTACTTTCAACAGTCTCAGGAGTGGCCGTCACTTCCGTTGCTGGCGCGGAGTCTACTTCCGCTAGGTTTTGTTGGACTTCTTCAGTCATTTCAATGAATCCTAAGATTCCCCGGTGAACCTCGCCGGTAAGGGTTTGTCAGCATTATGCTGGATTTTTTGCCTCTTGTGCGGCTTTATAAGCGTCAAATTCGGC